GATACTGATTTTTTTTAAGAAAACATAATACAAGTGCCCAAAGCAGGCACTAAGAGAAAAATGTTATCCAGGTGTTTCGTGTTTGGTAAGAGGATAGACCTAAAAAGCTATATATTACCACTCGCAGCGAAAGCACGCATATCTTCAATGCTGCACTCTCCGACATCCAGATCAACGTCACCGAAAGCGTGCTCCATCATTTCGACCAACCTCCCTTGTATATCCATCCCAGCACCTAAGTTTAGAAGCCCACCACTAACGGTAGACCCTAGGTCTTGCTGACTAAAGGCTAAGTCAAGAGGACCGTCACCTGATTCGACCTCAATTTCCCCTGATTTTAGTGAACCAGACAATGCACTCTGTATGCTACAAAATGTTGTTGAGAAGAATGAGGCAACCTCATCCTGAGTCATCTCTTCGCTATTCAAGGCTAGCCTTAGATCGTTGTAGTCTGATCTCGCGGTGTATGACACGCTCGGTATCACAGCCGCGGTTTCAAACCTACTCAAGAACGCGGATGATACCCTTAATGGTACATCCTCTTGAGACCATGCACTGTAGACCTTGTCCATCCGCCTGAACTCGGAGATTAGCCTTATGTCGTCTCCACCGTGACTTTTCCTGGCTAGTATGGATCGTATGAGCATCGCATACACTTTGTTCCGACTACCTTTGACCACCGCATATGCTGTGCACTCCAGGGCACGCCTCATAGCTTTCATCCTCTTATTACCGTAGTGCGCTCTCTTATCTCCACTCTTGACTATCCTCGTTGCGACATTCCTTATAAATGATGAGCTCTTGCCTGTGTAGACTTCCTTCAGTGTAACAATTGCGGAAGATAGTCTTCTAACAAGCCTGTTAGGATGCCTCCTACTCAGAAGCATACAGTCCTCAACTTTGAGGGTCCACATGTCTACATGAGATAGCCGCCTCTGAGTCTTATCTCCAGTGTTTGAAATTTCTCTAATCGACTCTCTCTGCCGCTCCCATGTACTCAGCTGCTTAGAATCACTCCTGAAATCCTCATCATGAATACAGACCTGAGCGTACAACCCCTTATCCAACTCGTGCTCAATTGTCTCACTTATGTCCCCCACCCATGAAGAAAAACTCCACTGCACTTTGGGTAATGGCACTTCAGATATGAAGTCAGCGTAAACCCTCAGCTCGTCAGCACAGTATATTTCCTGTGCGATGTAATCCATAGTGGTCTCACCCGACATGACATTTAGCATACTTGGGGGGTCACCGAGTATTGACATAGTACTGTTGAACCTACAGTCATGGTCTGTTGTTGAAAAATTCACCCAGGACATCAGCCTGGAATATGAGGACACCAAAGATCGGAATGCAGATTCTAGGGTGCAGGACACATGTGGAGATAACTTTGGAACCTGCCCTTTACTGTCAGATACTACTAGATAGAACTGATAAGGGCATAATCTACTATCACGTGGGAAAGCAAGCCTCAACTCTTTGCCCTCTCTGATTCGTGTCATGATTGTTGTCAAGTCCGTTGCAGATATACTATTGAGCCTCAGTGTTGCTAACTTAGCTACATTCATGCTTGTAATAATATTCTCCAAGACATCAGATTTGCTGGCCCCTCCTCCACTTCCCCCTTTGCTTATGAAGGATATGTCAAAATGAACCCAGGAGTGCATTGAGGAAGTCGCAATAAACCTTATATCGCCTATATCATACTCCTGGCATATTGTGACACCTTCGGCCCTCATTGAAGCTGTGAAGAGGTCTTTTCTAGAGTAGGATGTGCATTTCAGGCCGGATACTTCTGATGCTAGCTTGCCATCACCCCTGCCAGCACAGAAGTCACCAAAGTTTGTTGATGATAACTCTGGGTATTCCCTTTTTACTGCCCTGAATAAACCGAGCTGGGCAATATATGAGTCAGACCCCGTGGGGCTAGCCAATGAGTCGACAGGAGCATAGACTTTCGAACAGGTTTCAGCAGCCCGCTTAGCCGAGTTGAAAGAATCTTTTGTAGGAGTCGGGCCACTTAGTGTCGGTGTCAAAAAGTACGCATAATCTTCTGGAGCCTTAGGAACCTCAAGGGTAGTCTCTGCATCAGACTGTGAGAATGGTGGGCTGGAGTGTATCTCTAACTCAGTCATCCTTATGCGTGAAGCGTAGTTATTCATTCGCCGCGCAGACATCTTTATGGCCTGTGTGCTCCTCCAATACTCTGGCAAGATGGACAGTAAGACAACAGCATCATGATGCCTAGTCCCTGATAGGTTCGCTGCAAAGTTAGTCACATTAGTAAGGCTTATGGCGGCGTTAAGCGATTCATTGTCAACTTGGATCCTACCACGCTGAACTCTGAAATTGCTGAGCAAGTTGAGTACAATGTAGTCCAATATGTGGCTTGCCATCTCGCTCTTCCGCAACCTTATTGACTCACTATCTAATTCATTGCGTATCACTTCTGCTACGGAAGAAAGGAGAGTAGCAGCGTGTAACCTCCGTTCTCTCATATCATCACAACAGGTGTGTACGGACTCCGCGAACTCGCTCGCACCGGTGATCTCAGCTCGCACGCTCTGAACGACACGGTCAGTCAGTTGTGACCCGGGATCTGGCCTCAGTGCAGCTTCAAGATCCGGCTCCGTACTTGAAAGATGAGCCATTACTATACCGTGCAGCCGGATGGCATTGTCCTCCAACGTTTCACCCGGGCTTAGTTGCCAACTGGGATTAAAATTCCTAGTGCGTCGGAAGAATGGTTCCCAGACTCTGACAGAACCTTTGGAAGGGTACAGGATTAACCCTTCTTCGTACATTTTCGTCAGATAGGATGCACACTCGCGTACAGTGAAGAATTCTTGATCTTGCTCATTAACCTCGTAGATATCAAGGTTTGCCAGGAGTCCTGAATCATTCGTGTCTTGGCCCCCGGAATTAATCCTGCCTTTTATCTTCATCCTTAGGAGGTCTCCAGCAGGCACATCACACACTGCGGGATGCTTTGCCTTCTCTGGCCTCTCTTGGGTGTCACCCCCAGACCAGTCTATTCGTACATCAGAGAACGTGCTACTTGCTTTAAGTGACACACCTAGGAGATCAGGAAAAATACTGACATACACTTCCCGCACCGCGTAAGCCAACTTCGCACGCTTTTCGAGTAAAGAGAAGTTTATGTTGCCGTCTTCCATCCCCTGAGATGCTACCCATGCCTGCACCATCGCCGCTGTTACGCCCGATAGGATGTTGGGGAGAACATGAAGGGCTACCGTAGGTCTAAATAGGTCCCCAGACAGTCTGTGGAGAATGTTGCCGCCCACATTGAGCTCCCCCATCTCGTATATCCTTTCTGCTTGATTCAATCCATACATCGAGAGGATGTATTCAAAGGCCTTGTAGACTGAACATGACTTCACGTATTCTGTGACGGTCTTCCCGTGTCCGGAGACACTGATTAACCATTTAGCGTCTGTCGCTAGTTTGAAAATTCTAGAGCTGTGTCTTCCAGCAAAATGCAGATATGTGAATTCCCTTATTCCCTTGTACAGCGATTGAGCTGCAACATCTGGTTCCCTATACCTCCCGACACCTTGCCTTACAGTCATAGGTGGGACTCTGCTGGCAACAACAGCAGGGTTGTCGCTCACGTCCCAGCTCGTTACTCCTTCCATAGTTGGCTCCGATATAGGAACAAAAGTGATGTTCGGGAACATGATCGCTCTACGGTCTGTGAAAAATGAAACAGGATCTGCCCTGATCGGGAAACTCAGACTAAAATTCCCCCTGTCTGCTAGAACTAGCCTCAAGGTTGTCCTGTTGAGTTTCATGAGCCGCTCAGAGAATTTACCCATCCGCCCTGCCTTTCGGAAAAGTCCACGGGATGTCTGGACTTTTGATACGAGGGACTTAGTGTCCCTTACAGGGGATCCTTCTGTGAACACGGATGCAATCCTGCAGTGCAGGCTGTCTCTAAATAAAGATAGGAGCACTGACTTCATCTCATCTTCCTCAGCTTTGGACTCTATGATCTCCTTGTAACACTTCCTGTAGCTCAGCTTTGAGAGTGCTGCGGATATCCTTGACTCCACAAGTGACGACACCGTCCTCACGCCCCTTTTAGCTGGGAAATGCGAAGAGAGGCATGATATCTCACCTTTCTCATCAGTGCATGGAGGTTCAGGTCCAAATGCTTTACTTAGCAATCTGCTCACCATGGGTCCCTTTCCGCCAGCTGTCATCATCATTATGCACATTGCATCTGATACCCTCGTCACGCTAACTGAATGGCCACTCAGCATCTGGTAGAGACCCATCTCTAAACCTCTACCGCCAAACTGCTCGGGGCTGTAGAGGCACATTATGTACACTAGGAGTGCGTAGCTACACCTTCGCTTCCTAGGGTCGCCTCGAATTATCTCCTCAGCGATCACAAACTCGGTTGCTTCTCTGCTATCCACAGCAAGTCCGAGTTGTACAATCGAGCTCAAAGCTCGCTTCATCCTATCTATTACATCGTGCTTCTTAGTCTTGTCCACACGGTTGATGTGATTGAGCTCCTTTGCTATCCAGGAGGAGTCTCGCTTCTTGGCAGCTTCTCCTAGCCATAACCTTGTTCGTAAACACATCGCAGATTGGGCCTGAGGGCTAAACTTTGTATATTCTAGGGCAGAATTAGTGGATACTCTAGACAGCGTGCTTAGGAAGCTGGTCCTGATTAAGGAAAAAGCATGACAGTGCTTTATGTATTGTGTTGAGAATGGATGATTAGACTGTTCGAGTGCTGATGTTGTAGAAGAACTCACAGATGCCATTTCTTGCACTTCACTGTGAAAGTTGGACTCTGACATGCAAGAGACAGAGCATAAACGCTTTAGTGTGGCGTCAGCCCTCCTCCCCGCGTGCTGGTGAATCCTGAGCATCGTTACTCTCTTATCGGAGTAGGCACATTGGGACATCTTGAGTTTATGCCCCATCTTTTCTGCATGACTTGCCATGTGCTCAAAGAAAGCTGGAACAAGCATCTCTTGATCCCTACTCTGCTCCACCAGGGCTGAAACATCATCTGAGTACACCAAGTCACTTAGGATTGTTAGAGGGCTATCGTCCCTTGCACTATCTATAATGACCGAACTCATTGCTGTCCAGAATGGGTTTTGCCAACCCTCTATTCCACCGTATTGGCCCTTTATTAGGTAAACCTCATCCTCAAATTCCTTGATGTAGAACACATCTATTACGCCGAATAGTCGTGTATGATTCTGCCCATCACCGGCTCCCTGTACCTTAGCAAATTCGGCAGCAAGTGCAGAGCAGCAACCCTCCTGCATATTTTGATTGTGGCCTTCAAAATCTGCCATGTAAGCCCTAACATCCTCTCTCATCAGATTTTGGGCTGACTCATGAAGCATCTTTTGCCTAGCCTTCGAGGTTGGTGTCATCAGATTTCCCGACAAATAAGCTAAGACCTTCTTGTCCTTCTCGGCCATAATCGAGCAGCCTGCCTTGTTTCTTGCCGTGCCAATGCCGAAAAGTCTCAACTCCTCCTTTTGCTCACCTGCCTTGGCTGCGAGCTTTGTCGGGTATTTCCCTTCTAGCTTCATTTCTCCTTCCAGGTGTACTGTAACCTTTGGACCACGATCCCTAGCAGGTATGGGGTCTAAAGTGCAGTCCTCGTCTATTTCTAGAGTTGTGAGTACAGCTTCTATTTCGTTTATAGTGCAACCTCCACCCATGGTTGGCCTCTCTAGGCAGGCTGCCTTGTCTTTTGCGTAGCTCAAGGGATCGGTTGGAACTTCACCATCGATAGCTCTCTTCAGTTCAACTGAACTCCAATTCTGCAGTGCCCAACCCTCAATAGTTGCCCAGTCCTCCCTACTGGCCATCTCAAGCAATAGGCCTTTTACATCTTTATCCGCATCAAAAGGCGGGAGGACTCCGTGGACCCTCCCGTAACCGGCACAGAATTTCCTCCTGAACGAGTAGACAAGCTTAGAGGCTGCTTCCTTGCTGACTTCCCTCTTAGTGCAGGTACGCTTAATATATTTCTTAAGGCCGGCGTCCTCATCAGCGTATGCAAAAAAACATGCCTTGTGGAGGCTTGACAGTTCCTGGGCAGCTAGGCCTCCAGAGTTGGCAGCGATCTCTAGTGACTCCTGCAGGTCTGGGGGAAACAGCCCGCTTGATCCCCCGTTTAGCAGGGTGTCTGCAGCAGACAAGAGCTCCTCCTTTGTAGGCTCTGAGTCTAACCAAAGAGATAGGTGGCTGTTTAGCTGATGTATTATCGGGAGCCAGTGTACCCTCTCTGTACCCACAATGTCGCTCCTGAGAATCAGTGTAGTTTCCATAGACTTCATCACAGCCACCTTGAATGCCCTCCCAGATTCAGAGAGGTGAATCTTACGAATGAATGATATCATAGGCCGGGCATATGCAAGCTCCTCGCACTCCTCCATCCTTGACAAATTATAGAACACCTCCATCTCGATGTAAACCTGGTTTGCAACAGACGACGGAGCACACGCAACGGCCTTCTGCCTAATATCGTAGTAAAGGCTTATGGTACTCCCCTCATACCAAAGGAACTCTCGGTCTTTATTGTTGCAGTATGTTACCCGCTGTCCTTTATCCATTCTCATCACAGAGGGATGGTCAGTCTCCTTACCAAGGACCTCAAGGTCAAACTCTGCTAAGCTACTCTGCATTGACCACTTTGAGCGAACTCTATTGATGTATGAGATGCTGCCTTCTGAGTGCGGGGACCTTAGAATCCCAACCCCGGTGTCAAGGCTTTTTCGCGCTATCAGAGCCATTTCTAAATGAGCCATCTCCTCAGCTAGATGACATGCTTGCTTCTGGTGTACTGTGTCAGTGGTGGAGAATCTCATCTCTATCATATTGCGTGTTACCAGCTCAAAGGGGACTGGCGTATAGGCACCGAGAGCACTACGGATCATATCATTGAACTGCCTCGCATTCCTCATGGGTTCATGTATTTTCTGCCTCAGTCCGTAAGGCACATCGCACTTCCCAAATAAAGCACCGCGGTCGTCCATCCTAATACCAGAATCCGCACCTAGTACCCAGTCCACCACTCGTACAGGCAATGGGATCATAACAGCTGGCTCCCTGTGCGGTAACTGTGCCGCATCGCCACGTGAACTAGGATCATAGCTTACCTTGACCTCACCTTGCCCCCTAAGGTCCTCAGTGGGTATTTGAGCATAATGTGTAGGCTTCTCGCCAGCTAGAAAAGACTCTACTGCTTTCGCAATACTCGGCTTCTGACAAAATTCTGAGTCTGAAACTTCAGATTCGGTTTGGTCGCTGTCGTAGTCACACCATGGAATTTCTGCATCTTCAAGTTTTCTCCCGGCATTATACGCTTTGCCTTCACTCATAACTCCTAAAGGGTAGTAATTAAAATGAGAAAATTTATCGTAT